ACATGAATTACGAATTAACTATATTTAAAAATCAGTTCGACAACAAGACTCATCGCAAGCAATCTTTTGATACTTGGGATGCCTTCGTTGGTTTACTGAAAGCACTCTCGACTAAAGAGGGACAAAAAGGTGGTGCTAACAGTTCTGCTCTTATTACTCCTGCTGTTTTCGAGGACGGCACGACTCGCGCTAACCGCAATACTCTACGTTGGGGTGGTTGGTGCTGTGTTGATGTGGACGATCATAATTATCCTACCGGTTCTCTTAGTGCCCTAGAAGACGCATTACGTGAAGACTTCGGTCAGTATGATTATGTGGTCTACAATACAGCAAGTTCACGTGAGCCGACTCATCCGAAAGACGTAGATAACTATCCTAAGTTTCGCATTGTCTTTCGATTAGACGAGACGGTTGAGACCGAGCGCATCAAAGCGTTCTGGTACGCACTCAACACTGAACTGGGTGAGATTGGTGACCCACAGACTAAAGACCTTGCGCGTATGTACTATATCCCTGCGGTATATCCTAACGCGTGGTCGTTCTTCTTTGAGAATAAAGGAGCTGCTCTGAATGTGTCAGAGTTGATTGCTAAACATCCTTATCACGAGAAGACTGGTAATTCTTTTCTAGATAGACTACCTCCACACTTGGCATCTGCCGTAATTCAACATCGTAAGGACGGTCTAAATAATACTGACTTCAGATGGTCATCATATCGTGACTGCCCGTTCTGGCCTCGAAGACTGGGTGCGGAGTATCAACAAATTAGCGACACTGGGTGGTATGGTAAGATGTACAGCATTATGTTGTCAATTGCGGGTAACGCATATGCGAAAGGATATCCCCTCACCGCCACCCAACTCGCAGACCTAATTCGTGAGTTCGACAACGATACTGGAAACTGGTATGCTAGTAGGCCTCTGTTGGTAGAGGCTGATCGAGCATTAGAATACATTTATAGGAATGGTTAAACAATGAAGAAAATACTTGTAACCGGCGCTGCCGGATTCATAGGTTCACAACTCGCTGGACGTTTACAAAACAATGGGTATGAAGTAAAAGGTATCGATAATTTCAATCGTCACCTGTATGACCCGAAACTCAAAATAGACCGCATGACTCACTTTGACCTGTTTATCTGGAACTGTGACCTCGCGGACGACATCAAGACTGAAGCGTTATTGCGTGAATTTTCTCCAGATGTTATCATCCATCTCGCTGCTCACGCGGGCGTACGTGACTCAATGGGTAAAGAGAAACAGTATCACCGTAACAACATTGATGCTACTCAGAATCTTATTGATGTGTGTAAGAAATACCTTCCCGACACTCGTATCATTTATGCGTCAACGTCTTGTGTGTACGCGGGTTCTCAGGTACCTTGGACTGAAGGTCAAGAGACCGGTAAACAGTTGAACGCATATGGTTACACCAAGTGGGCAAACGAATGTCAGTTCCAATCGTCAGGACTCAACACTGTCGGTCTACGATTCTTCACTGTATATGGCCCTTGGGGTCGTCCTGATATGGCTTTATTTGATTTTACAAATAAAATCCTTGACGGGGAAGAGATTACCGTGTATAATTACGGGAACATGAAGCGAGACTTTACCTTCGTGGAAGATATCCTAGATGGTATCGAGTGCGTTTTAAATCATCCTGAGATTGAATCGGGAGAGATTTTTAACATCGGTCGTGGTGAACAAGTCGAACTTATGGAATTCATCACGCAAATTGAAAAGAATGTAGGTAAAGAGGCAATTAAAAACCTCGCACCTAAACATCCAGCGGATACTCTAGAGACTTGGTCTAATACTTCTAAGTTAGAGGCTCTAGGATATCAACCCAAGGTAAGTATCGCCGAAGGTGTTGAACGTTTTTATGAATGGTACAAAACTTATAATGGGATTAAATAATGTCAAATAATGATGCTCCACTAAGTCCAGCGAATCCTTTTCGTGTGGCAATCGTAGGTCACGGTTTTGTTGGCCAAGCGGTTGAGTATGCGTTTACTCATCCGATGGTTGCTTTCAAACTAATTGACCCGAAGTACAATACATCGGTAGATGATCTAAAAGAGTTCGACCCACAATGTGTATTTGTGTGTGCTCCGACTCCATCTAATGACAACGGAACTGTAGACTCTACTATCGTGGAAAATGCTGTACTGAAGACTCTTTATCACACTAACGCATTGGTCGTAGTTAAATCTACGATCACTCCGGATGTAGTCCAGCGACTATACAATACTATGGATCGTCGTCAAGTAGACCGATTCTGTTATAATCCTGAGTTCCTGACAGAGAAGAACGCTAAGGCTGACTTCGTTACTGCCAAGTTCCACGTCATGGGTGGTTCTCCACAGGCAACTCAAGAACTGATTGAAATCTATGATATCTTCAGTGGTTGTGAGTCTAATGACTATCACCGTATGACCGCATTCGAGGCATCATTCGTTAAGTATACAATCAACTCCTATCTTGCTACGAAGGTAACATTCTTTAATCAGTTATATGACTTGGTTAATCTATATGGATGTTCTTATAACATCATTACTCGTGCGGCAGGACTGGACGAACGTGTTGGTATGGGCCACACTCGTGTGCCTGGCTTTGCTGGTAAACGAGGTTTCGGTGGTGCGTGTCTTCCTAAAGATACGAATGCTTTCTTAAAGTTCTCTGCCCATAAGGTGGATGACCAAGAAATATCTTTTGACTTACTTGAGAAAGTACTTGACATAAACACTCGTTATCGTGTACAATACGACCTTGATGAAAGAGAAAAGGTTAATAACATCACATTCGCTAACTTTGGTGAGGCAAAAGATTAATGAGTATAATGGACAAACTAAAGAAGAACTCTAAGATTAAAGAGACTGAAGTTCTCAGTACGAGTAAATTCTTTACGGCAAAAGATATGGTTGCGACCGACGTTCCTATGGTGAACGTCGCGTTGTCTGGTTCAGTAGATGGTGGTATTGCTCCAGGCCTTACGGTTCTGGCAGGCCCGTCTAAACACTTTAAGACTTCATTCGCATTGTTGATGGCAGGTGCTTACCTGAAAGCGAAGAAAGATGCGGTTATGTTGTTCTATGATTCAGAGTTTGGATCGCCTCAATCATACTTCGAGCAGTTTGGTATTGATACCTCTCGTGTGTTACACACGCCTATCAAACACGTCGAAGACTTGAAGTTTGACTTGATTAGTCAGCTTGAAGAACTAGACCGTGACGACGATGTAATCATTGTCATTGACTCTATTGGTAACCTTGCGTCTAAGAAAGAACTGGACGATGCCTTGAGCGAGAAAGGTGTTGCGGACATGTCACGTGCGAAGGCACTGAAGGGTCTGTTCAGAATGTGTACTCCGTATCTTGCGATGAAGAACATTCCAATGTTGGCAATCAATCACACTTATAAAGAGATTGGTTTGTTTCCGAAAGATGTGGTTAGTGGCGGCACTGGCATCTATTACTCAGCTGATAACATTTGGATTATTGGCCGTCAACAAGAAAAGACTGGCATGGAAATCACTGGTTACAACTTCATCATCAAGGTTGAGAAGTCTCGATATGTGAAAGAACAGTCGAAGATTCCGATTGGCGTATCTTGGGAAGGTGGTGTACAGAAGTGGTCTGGTCTGCTCGAGGTTGCCTTGGCTGGTGGATATGTTATCAAACCAAGTAATGGTTGGTATTCGCGTTGTCATGGCACCGAAGCAGAAGATAAGAAGTTTCGTACCAAGGACACTCTAACCGAAGAATTCTGGGAACCTATCTTTTCTGAAAGTGATTTCAAAGAATTCCTTGCCAAGACCTATCAAATAGGGTATAATAGCCCCATCAACTTAGATACACTTGATGCGTTAAAGGAGATAATTGAATGAGAGCGTTAGATTTAGATAAACCTAGTCAAGGTGTTGATTACGAATTAGTGCCTGCGTACGCGCAGGACGATAGTCAAACGTGGGAAGTAATGATTCTACGTGCTCCATTTGATGGGAGTAGAATCCGTTATAAAAATGTACAACTTGATGGTGAAGGTGAAGAGACTCAATTAAAGTTTAATTTTGATGTCGTCTCCACACGCTATCCTGAGACGGTCAATCTCGTAAATGAAGAGTTGCAGCAGTTTTGCACAGATATATTAATTGATGTAATAGAACTAGCAATTAAAGATGGTTCAATTGGAGCAGCAAGTGACGGAAATCAATCTACAGCAGACAATTCTACGGAATCTATTGACTAATGATCCTTACACACGTAAGGTCGCAGCGTTTATAAATCCTGACTACTTTGAGGGTGTCTATCAGGCACTCTTCAAAGAGTTTACTAAGTTCATTGCTAAGTTCAATCGTCTTCCCTCTAAGGAAGCTTTCAAGATTGAACTGGACAGTACTGACCGTCTCACTGACGAGCAGTACCGTCATGCTATGGATATCCTTCCGGACATCTTCAATTACTCTGAGGAAAACTTAGAGTGGTTACTTGAGCGCACTGAGAAGTGGTGTCAAGACCGTGCGGTGTTTAATGCTGTCATGGAGTCTATCTCTATCATCGACGGCAAACACGCTGAGTTGGGTAAGAATGCTATTCCTGATGTACTGTCTAAAGCCCTGTCCGTATCGTTCGATACTAACATTGGTCACGACTATATTGATAACGCTGATGAACGTTTTGATTTCTACCACTTGGAAGAAGAACGTCTAGAATTTGATTTAGACTATTTCAATCGTATTACTAAAGGCGGTCTACCTAAGAAGACATTGAACATCGCTCTTGCGGGTACTGGTGTTGGTAAGTCTCTGTTCATGTGCCATATGGCAGCTTCTGCTCTGTCTCAGGGTAAGAACGTCCTATACATCACTATGGAGATGTCCGAAGAACGTATCGCAGAACGTATTGATGCGAACTTACTGAATGTCCCTATTGATCAATTAGAACATCTCAGTAAAGATTCATTTACTAAGAAGGTTCAGAATATTGCTACTAAGACTAATGGTAAGTTAATCATTAAAGAGTATCCAACTGGTTCCGCTCATGCTAATCACTTCCGTGCGTTACTGAATGAGCTAAAACTTAAACGTAATATGATACCTGATATTATTTTCATTGACTATCTGAACATTTGTTCAAGTGCGCGTATGAAGGGTATGGGTGGGTCAATCAACTCTTATAGTTACATCAAGTCAATTGCTGAAGAGTTACGTGGACTTGCTGTCGAGTTTGACGTGCCTGTCGTGTCGGCGACACAAACTACTCGTGGTGGTTACAATAATGATGATGTCGGATTGGAAGATACGTCTGAGTCTTTTGGATTGCCTGCGACCGCAGACCTTATGTTTGCGCTCATAGTGAATGACGAACTTAAAGCGTCAAATCAGATATTAGTGAAACAGTTAAAGAACCGATATAACGACCTTGGTGCGAACCAGAGATTCGTTATCGGTGTAGATAGAAGTAAGATGCGATTGTATGATGTTGACCAGAATGATTCGCCTCTAAATAAAGAAGAGGACAATGGCCCAGCGTTCGATAATAGCGCATCTGGCCAGAGACTGTTAACGGAGAGATCTAATTTTTCTGACTTCAAACTATAAGGAATCCTATAATGGATCCAATACTACACACCGTAATTGCGTTGGCAGTTATCGCTATTGCCTATAGGATAGGTAGACGGTCTGGATTAGCGAGCGGTATTGCCAACACTATAAATTACTTAACGAACTATGATGTGTTAACTGACGAGGATATTAAAACAGCCAATGAACGATTTGAAAATGAGCGACGCGGAAGATAAAAATATATTCACCTGCCCTATAGTTGAAGTGGAAGATGGAGAGCTTGCTATAGAATTCTCTGATGAACTCATGGAAGCCCTTGACTTGAAGGTGGGCGATGTGTTACAATGGAAACAATTAATCGATGGAAGTTTTACGTTAAACAAGAAGTGATTTATGAGCGAAGTTGTTATTAGGAATAAAGAGTTGTTAAAGGTTCTCGATGGTTTCTCGCAAGAGATGTTATCAAAACCTTCTTACAATAATGAGAAGTATTGGACATACCACGAAGTTGAAGATATCAACAAAGGTATTTACTATACGTCTCGTGAGTATCTTGATGATTGTCTATCTAGATACCCTGAGTTAGTAGGCCCACCCGACCGTTACTTTGCGCAACCTATCTCTAAGATGGTACGTGAAGATAAGGAAATGTGGGGAGACTTTATGCAGAAGGTCAAGTATGACTTCGCTGCGGAGATTGGAGCACACACGTCCGCATTACTCTCCTATTACCCGCCAGGCGGTTTTGTCGGATGGCATACTAACTATGATGCGAACGCTTATCAAATACTATTCACTTGGTCTGAGACTGGTGATGGTTACTTTGAGTACTATGATAAGAAGACTGACGAAATAGTTCGTATCCAAGATGTGCCTGGATGGCAAGCTAGACACTATTATTTTGGTTCTGGAGAAGAAGAAGATTTACACTGTTGGCACGCTGCTTACGCAGGATGTCAACGCATTACACTAGCATATAAGTTTGTTAATGGTGGTAGTGTGAATAACCCTGAAGATGCGCAAGCGAGAGCGATGCGTGATATGTTAATTGATGAAATTGAGAGTGAAGAATGAAATTAAATGATGTGGTAACAGTAGTCACGGTAAGTGGCGAATATGTAGGTAAGTTTGAATCTATGAACTCCAATGGAGTGGTAACACTAAAAGACCCACGTATGTTAATTCATGGTGATCAGGGTGTTGGTTTTGCCCGTGGTATTTGTATGACTAGTGATGAAGACACTAGGTCTGTGGCATTCCAACAGTATGTGTTTGTTACTGAAACAAATCAAGACTTTTCTAAGGAATATACACGAGCAACTAGTGGGATTATACTATAATGATTTTAGCAGATAAAGATAAAGTCGCTGCGGCGGTAAGAGAAATGTCCGATAGCATGTTACGTATCGAAGCGGAACGTGAGTTGATGAAAGATATCGTCGACGTTACTGCTGAAAAGTACGAGATTGATAAGAAACACTTTCGTAAGATTGCCAACATCTATCATAAACGAAATCTAGATGAAGCTCGTTCTGAAACTAATGAGGTCTTTGATTTGTACGAGGAGTTGTTCATATGAGTCATTATTCAGAACAAGAACTTGCTAGTCGATTGAATGACGCAACTCCCGCAGGGTGGGATAAGGCTGGGTTTGGTGTAAGGGCCCCTAAAGAATCCATTGGATACGACAAACTAGTCGCTCTCCTTGATGCCGATAAGAAGTCTACACCATATAAGTTCCGTGAAGGTCAGTTACTCGATGAATTACGGTTGTACATTGATTCAACTTATAACCAACACTATGCCGGCGGTAAGATTCAGGCGACCGAAGATATTATTGACGATGGGCATGGAACAGGGTTTTGTATCGGTAACGCTAAGAAGTATTTAAAACGTTATGGTAAGAAGGGTGAGACTCCTAAAGAGTGGCGTAAGGACATTATTAAAGTGTTACACTACTCGTTGATTCAACTGTACATACATGACTTAGAGCACGATTCTGAAGTAGTATAAATACTCTCATAAATTAATTACTAATTAGGGACAGTATTACATGTTGTTGACTGCTGGTTGTAGCTTTGTATGGGGAGATGAGTTAGAGGGGTTCGACCGTAACCCACCTGAACATTGGGACAAAACATGGACTTCTATTCTTGCGAAAAAACTGAATATGGATTATGTCAACTTAGGTGTATGTGGTTCATCTAATGACAGAATATTCCGTGCTGTAACCGATCACCTTCACAATCCTGAGTTAGAGAATCCGACTCACATGGTTGTGATATGGTCGGCATGGCAACGGGCAGAAGTTGTCGAATATATGCGAATGTCTCGTGAAAACGTTGTTGGACTAAACCGACCGGAGAATGCTACTCAGTACTCTCCGGTACGTACCGCTACTATTGGAACTAAAAAGAAACGGGACATATTAGCACACTATTATAACGAAGCTTATGATTCCCGTACAGACATCATGCACCACCTTACCATGATGAAGACTATGGAAGTGATGTGTGACGCACTTGGTATTAAACTCATACAGGGAGTTTTCCACTATCGCAGTTGGTCTAACTTGCTCGGAGTTCTTAACCTCAAAGACCCGAAGGTCGGGGTCTGCCCCGACCACAACGTGGGGTTTATCGGAGATACTCCAATGTACAATAGGTGGGTGAAGGATGCTCTAGGTGCTCTAAGACCAAGAAGTAGATACGGACTAGGTAAAGGCCCATGTATGTATGTTACCGCCAAAAAACTTCAGGACGTTAAAGAGTTTGGTCATCCGGGCGAGAAGACTCAGCATGTATGGTCAGATCTCATGTTAGCAGAATTTGATAGTATTGAAACTTAAACTTACTATTTGTATAAATAAAGTAAAATAACCTAACATTAATTAATATAGGCAAAAAATTATGAGTGATACTACGTTAACAATCGGTCTTTTTGTAATAGTCGCTGTGCTAGTCGGAGTGTGGTTAAGTAAGAGAGGTGAGAATACTCGAACTGTACTTACCGGCCCGTCTGAAGAAGCGAAAGAAGCAGAACGAGCATTGTTGAATGCCATGACTGTTAAAGAACTAAAAGTCTTTATTCAACTGAAACGACAGAGTCTTGGTTTTCCGGCAGATCGTCTACCTACTAAGAAAGCAGACCTTGTAGAGTCAGCATTACAGTTATGGGCACTTCAACCGTGGTAAAATCATTCAATACTTACTTACAAGAAGGGGTCAATGACCCCGCGATCTTCAAGGCAATCTTTCTTGCGGGTGGGCCAGGCTCTGGTAAATCATTTATCGTAGGTAAGACTGGATTGACCTCAATGGGTTATAAAGTTGTTAACTCTGATGACGCATTCGAAGCAGCAATGAAGAAGGCTGGGATGGAAATGAATCCCGATAATATCTTCTCTGTTCAAGGACAAGAACTTCGCGGTAAAGCGAAGGCACTAACAGGTACCAAACAGGCGATGTACATTAAAGGTCGTCTTGGTCTCGTTATCGATGGTACGGGTAAAGACCCCGACAAGATTGCTAAACAGGCAGCTTCGTTACGTGAGATTGGTTATGATGTCGCAATGGTCTTTGTGAACACTGATGTGGACACTGCTGTTAAACGAGACGCTGAACGCGAACGTACTATCGGCGCAGCAGAGGCAACCAAATACTGGAAAGCAGTACAACGTAATATTGGTAAGTTCCAACAGATGTTCGGTAAGAAGAACTTTCTAGTTGTGGACAACTCTGAAGGTAAAGACTACAAACAAGAGACTGTACGCGCATACCGTGATGCTACTAGGTTTACTAAGTCGCCTATAGAAAACCCTATAGCGAAGAAGTGGATCGCACAGCAGAAGAAATAGCCGGTTTACTGGTAGTTTAAGAAGAGACCCTAGCGGTCTCTTTTTTTTGCTTTAAAATGCCTTGACAAAGTTTCGGGTCTCGTGTATAATGTACCATTAACTAAAGGAGACCACATGAAATCTATTGTGTTTTGTATTCTAAGTATCTTAGTCGTAAGTGCTGCGGTATATCAGAGAAATACGTTTGGTGTTGCTGATACAGCTGTTGTTTTTGCCTCTATTCCTGCTATGTTCTATCTTATTTCAGAAACGCATAATTATATCTTCAAGAGGTACATATAATGAACATGAAGTTAATAGTTGCGTCAATGTCACTAGTAGGTCTAATCACTCTTCCAGTAATCAGTGAATCTGCTCCCACTTCGTATACTGATATCCAACCAGACGTTAGATGTCTCGCGATGAATATCTACCACGAAGCACGTTCAGAGAGTCTTGCTGGTCAGTATGCGGTTGCTGATGTAGTACTCAATAGGGTTGAGTCTAATCGATTCCCTGATACAGTATGCGAAGTGGTACACCAAGCACGTTTGTGGGAAGGTTACCCAGTTCGCAATAAGTGTCAGTTTTCATGGTATTGTGATGGTAAGACAGACACCCCCAGTGAAATGGATGCGTGGTATCGTTCATTATCTGTTGCGACACAAATGCTTTCGGTAGGTAAGTATAGAGGATTGACTGAGGGTGCTACTCACTATCATACTGATTATGTTGACCCTTTCTGGAATGAAAGTATGATACTCATCGGTGGGATAGGTGACCATATATTTTATTTGGAGACGCTATAATTTCCCTATATAATCGTATGGAATATTTTAACACTCCACTAGGTCTTGCTCATGAAATAGACGAATCGTCTGAACGGCATGTCTATATCATATATGACCATATGGGTTGGATAGTGGGATGTTATACTTGTCCTGATAGTGCGATAGACCGAGCAGTAGAAGAGGTCTGCGCAGACTATCAATATAACAGTGTTCATGTAGATATAAGTGACGCTGCTATATACGTCAGTGGTAATGCTGGCGAACTTACCATAATGATAGAAAAATTACATTAACTAAGTCCCGTTCGTCTAGAGGCCTAGGACACCGCCCTTTCACGGCGGTAACAGGGGTTCGACTCCCCTACGGGACGCCACTTATTAACTGAGAACACTGAAATGCCTATTAAGTATAAAGACGATGTCGTCCACCACAATCGCACTACCGGTAAATTTACTACCGAGAGATTCTTCGTGAAAACACTTCAGACACCTGAACTTATCGAAGAGTATTCTAGATGTAGGACTCCTAAGATTAAAGCAAAGTTCCGTAATGAACTGGTTAAACGAGGATTCACTCAGCAAGCCATTACTGAGTTAAACGCAGCGTAATGAAATTCCGTATAGTATATCGTGAAGAAGATGGTTCTATCTTTCCTTGGCCCTCACGGTATCGAGGAGTTGTGTTATATCCTTATATCATAATGAGACCGAGAAAATTCACTACCATGAGTATTGGTGCTAATACTATGAATAATCAATTGGCACTAGAGACTTTGTTCAGACATGAATTGGAGCATTGTTACCAGATAAAACGATACGGTGTACTTAGATTCTATTTGAGGTATATGTGGATATTTCTCAGGAAAGGTTATCGTAACCATAGTCTAGAATTGGAAGCGTCTGAAGTAGAACGTATAAAGTTAACCCCAATTGAGAGAAAATGGTTAGAACAAGGTTTTGTTGATTTATCTGATTTAGATAGTTGACAAATAACTCATAGTGTAGTATAATAGCGTTCTTAGTAAGAAAGAAGAAATTCCGAAGTAGCTCAGCGGTAGAGCAGTTGACTGTTAATCAATTGGTCGTTGGTTCGATCCCAACCTTCGGAGCCAGAATGCGAGTGGTAGACGTTAAGAATGGTAAACGTATAAATACTTCTATAACAGGAGATTTATCGATGACATTACAAGACGCGATATCAAGTAGTAACAGTATGGCAGAAGCGGCAAAGAAACTCGACATGCCCTTCATGTCATTCAAAAGAAGAGCACTTGAGTTGGGTTTATATAAGACCAACCAAGGTGGTAAGGGTGTAAGTAAACCTTTCAAGGGTGTTGAGTTTACCACTCAAGATATTCTTGATGGAAAACATCCGCAATATAACACTAACAGGTTGAAGAAAAGACTTGTCAAAGAAGGAATATTAGTGTATAATTGCACTTCTTGTGGCATAGGTGATGAGTGGAATGGTAATCCTATCACTCTACAGTTAGACCATATAGACGGTAATAGGTTTGACCACAGTTTAGATAACCTGAGATTGTTGTGTCCTAACTGTCATAGTCAAACGGATACTTGGTGTGGTAGAAACAAATAATGCGAGTGTGGTGGAATTGGTAGACACGATGGCTTTAGGTGCCATTGTCGCAAGACGTGGAGGTTCAAGTCCTCTCACTCGTACCATTTAAGGATTATATTATGACAACACGTGAAGAAAGTAAAAACGGAACATATCCACTAGATTGGTATGTTAAGTGGGCAGCAACATTATTTATTATAGTATCAGTAATGTTCAGATTGGCAGGCCCTGAGTTTAGAACATACGACCTTGCGGTCGGTGTGTTGGGTACCGCACTGTGGATGTGGGTATCTATTATCTGGAAAGACCGCGCATTGATTATACTGAACGCGGTTATGATGGTAATGTTAGGTTCAGCGCTCATTAGAGAATTTTTGGTATATAATAATATATAAATACAACCGTATATTATTCCTCGCCATCTATATTTGTATCCCCTCGATTTGAATTGCATACGTCAACAATCGCTAACCAAGGAGACTACGATGGATATTATTATCGTACGATACGTTCGTGATGGTAGCTCGGCTGAACCGATGGTGAGAACTTTTATATCTCCCCATTCGGCATATACCTTTACTCAAGAACTCGAACTGGATAGGAGTGTGATTTCAATTGAATCATATTTTGACACTGTAGAAGATTTTGATTTGTATGCTTAGTTGTGACGAGGGGTCTTCGGGCCCCTCATTTTAAGAGGTTTATAGTGAACTATTTAGAAGTAGCTATTATATTTTGTGTGGTGGTTATTTGTATCCACCATATGTTTCGAAAAGATCTATAATAGAACAGTCGCGACGACGACTCTAAACTCGCTCACAGGGTCTTATTCCCCTGTTTAAATAACTGAATGAGTGGTGCCCAGAGAGAGCATGGCAAGTCCGGAAGTCAATAGGATTGGGAATAACTCGGTCGAAGACGGAATAACATATTTAATGCCTTGACAGGCATCCTATATTATGTTATTATAGCTACAAATGGAGAGTTGGCAGAGTGGTCGAATGCACCTGACTTGAAATCAGACGAACTGAAAGGTTCCGTAGGTTCGAATCCTACACTCTCCGCCATTTGTTTATATTATTGTTTATATTGTGAGTATATTATGAAAAACCTAATGTTAGTGACAGTAACATCCGTACTTCTATCCGCCTGTGGTGGAGGTACTGAAATGCCCGAGTTCATTGAAGTTCCTTCTACTACAACTCCTCCCGCCCAAACACCCGTACAGATAGAGAGCGCAAAACTGCGCGAGCTAATCATAGTCAGTGACCTCGTACTTCCTATGAGTGACGACTATAGTAACATTCCTCAAGATGTGATGAATCCTATAACCGAGGAAAAGGTTAAATTGGGTAAATTATTGTTCCATGAAACTGCTATGACTCTTGGTGCTAGCGAAGACCATGAGGCAACATTTTCGTGCGCATCTTGTCACAACGCTAGATCCGGATTCAAGTCCGGTATTGCTCAAGGTGTGGGTGAAGGTGGTGTCGGTAATGGTTCGAACCGTGTTAATGTCTTGGGGGCTCTCGCTGACGTACAACCTCTCGCGTCTCCTACCGCAATGAACACTGCTTACCAAGAGGTGATGTTATGGAACGGTCAGTTCGGTAATGCGGTTGATGGTATTGTCAATATAGGTGTTGATGAGTCTATACTATCTACTCCGAATACTCCTAAAGAGAATAACGCCCGACAGTGGTCTGGACTAGAAACACAAGCAGTCGCGGGTCTTGGTGTACATCGTCTAAACGTTGGTGATGATTCTCTGCTTACAACATTACCCGAGTACCAAGAACTTGTTATGGAAATAGGTGGAGATGACTTACTTGTCACTGCCGCACAATCTATTGCCGCATTTGAACGTACTATCTTGTCCAATGAAGCACCATTCCAGAAATGGTTGCGTGGTGATGAGGATGCGTTGTCCGAGACTGAACTGAAGGGTGCTCAAGTGTTCTTTGGTAAAGGTGACTGTGCGGGATGTCACCAAGGGCCTGCTCTTAGTTCCCCACAATATGCTACTAAGGAACAGATGTTCATGGCGGTCGGTTTCAGTGACTTAGATGTGAATGATAATATAGCAAACGCAGATGCCATCAACGATGCGGTTCGTAAAGGTCGCGGTGGGTTTACTCAAGACGAGTTTGAAGACTATCAATTCAAAATTCCACCACTATACAATCTGACAGATTCTAACTTTATGGGTCATGGTGCGTCGTTCGCGAGTGTACGTGAAGTTGTAGAGTATAAGAACGCAGGTGTCGCCCAAGCGGATATTCCGGAAGGTAAACTAGACTATAGATTCCGTCCATTAGGATTGACTGCTGAAGAGATTGACCAATTGGTGAAATTCATTGAAGTATCTCTGTATGATGATAATCTAAGTAGATATGTACCTACATCATTACCTAGTGGTCAGTGTGTAGAGAATCATCCTGATTGTTAAGATACGAAACGTATATATAGTAGTCTAACCGAACCATTAAGATTCGGGGGAATAGTATAACGGGATTACTGCGCCCTTGCACGGCGTCGATTGGGGTTCGATTCCCCATTCCTCCACCAAAATCCCTAACGGGTACAGGACTAGTACTGTTAAGACAATGTGGAAACTGTTGAATCTCTCAATACGCGCATAGTTTAAATCTAAATGCCGCAACAGTTTAGTGACCATGAAAGCTCACACCACATTTTACCGTCTAACTTATAAAAGTACATTCCACAGTCCTGTGCCCGTCGGGGACTTTTATCAGACATTTCCAAAATAAGCCTTGACATTAAAGAATACGCCTGTTATAATGGGGGTATAAATTGAATTGGATTATATTATGTTTAAACACTCTCCCATAGAACTACAAGAAATGACCGCTGTAACTACAGAGTTCGGTCGTCAATATGAAACCCCCGAAGGTATCAACCTTCCCTCTATCACTACTGTCCTTTCTATTCTCTCTCGCGACTCCATTGCTAAATGGCGTGCTCGTGTTGGTGAGAAAGAAGCGAACCGTGTCTCCTATCGCGCATCTACGCGTGGTACTGCGGTTCACGAAATCTGTGAACAGTACGTCAACAATGACCCTAATTGGGACAAGTACATGGCTATCAACCCTGATAATGGGGAAATGAAGAAGACCAAACGTACTCCCGACCTAATAGATTCTTTTCTGAGAATCAAACCTATTCTTGACGAGCGACTTACTCTTGTTCATGCTCAAGAAGCTCCCCTCTACTCTACCCATCTAGGTGTAGCAGGTCGTGTGGATTGCGTCGGTGTCTTCGACGGTAAGTTATCCATCATCGATTACAAGACTGCTATGAAACCTAAACGTCTTGACTGGATTAAGAATTACTTCATGCAAGAGTCTGCCTACGCAATCATGTGGGAAGAACGTACAGGTATGCCTATCACCCAACTGGTCACGATTATCTCTGTAGATAACCATGAACCACAAGTCTTTATCGAACACCGTGACAACTGGGTTCGTCCACTTATTGACACTATTGCTCAATATAAAGAAGAAAATAACATGAATTCCCTTGACATATAAATAGTATCTGATATACTCTATAGAGAGTAAAGGGGACTAGTTAGTGGCAAATTTATCATACAATGAGATAACACGGGAAAATAAAGAGTACCGCTCTGAAGTTCTCGTACAGAAAGTTTTTCAGATGGATGGTAAGTCCAATAACTTTGTCACGGATGACGGTATTCTCGTTTCGGAATACATTGTTATCAACAACACGAAGTACTCTCATGGAGAACCGTTAGATATTGCGGGTAAGATTCTTGCTCTGAAACTATTACCTACCAACCAACGGAAGGTAATAGTTGGCGGTAAAATGCAAGGACAGAAGGCCCGAGCAGAACTGCCTCTTACTAAATTAGAGAAGACTGAAGAGTTTGGTGGTCAACCCGCCGGTGGTACCAGAGTAAACAAAGGTATCAAGTTCGAGCATGACTTCGTTGAAGTGCTGAACGAACAGCTGTCTGGTATAACGAGTAAGAAGACGTATTCAAAAGAAGTTGAGCATATACTTGTTAAATGTGCTGAGGCGGTACGGTCTCCGGTAACTGAAGTTATCGCAGAAGGTGGTATGAACCAAAGTCGCCCCATTAAACTTCAAGGTAACCAGATATACATTGACCCATATAACCACTCAGACCACGGTAAAAAGTTAACCGACATTACATTGAAGCATGCTAACGGGAAGTTCAGTTACCTTTCCTTGAAGTTCTCAAGTACCTTGACTTTCATGAATGCGGGTATTAGTACGATATTTACTGCGTCTGACATAAGGTCTGGGTCAATACAGACTGCTATGGGTAAGGCTATATTAGATACATTCGGTTTGGAAAATGAGATATTCTGTGATGTGTTTAATAGTTATGGGAGAAAAAAATTCCCTAACGTGAAAGCGAAATTAGATAAACAAAAGTTAAAGAAATTCTTACAGACTTGTATTGGTTCTAAGTATTGGATGGTTCACGGTATGGAAGGCGGTAAGGTGTATTTCTGGGAAATGTCTGAAGCAAAAAACCCACAGTATGCCACTATCACCGGAGATGTTGAGATACAGTATGGTGGTAAACAGGGTAACGGTAAACGAATAGACATTGTATTCAGTAATCAATACTTTGACTTTAAGATAAATATACGAAATAAGCAAGGCGGCCTCTATCCATCGCACATCATGTGCGACTATAAGAGTAAACCTGCGACTGGTAAAAAACTATTATAGGAGGCCTATCATGGCACAATATTCAGTAAATCGTGGTAATCACTACAGCGCAGGTAATAACGACCTACATGAAGTTGTAATGATTGCCGATAAAGATGGTAACATTGGTGGTGGTAGTGGGGCGTTAGTCAATATCCCCCTCGCCAGCGGTTTGATCGATGGTCAATCGCACATTCACAAATTTGGCGCAACAAGCGTTGACGTGACTACCGGAACAGTTTGGGACGGTAACACTGGTAGTGTCACCTACTCATATCCTGATACTGACACCCCCATCGTGACTTCAACAGAAAATATTGGAGATTCGGTTATAATCACCGGTCTGAATGAATTTTTTCAGGAGATATCAGAGATTGTTGCTATTGGTGATACTGCGGTCGAACGGTTCTCACGCGTATTCCGAGCACAAATGCTAAACACTACTAACGTCGCTGATGTCGACATCTCAATGTCTGGTGGTCTTGCTGCTAGAATCACTGCGGGTCTTGCGCAAACTCTGATGGCAGTGTATACTGTCCCTGCGGGCAAGACTGCGTACTTACTTAAATTAACATTAGGTTCGGACAAAGCGTCAACTAACTCCGCTATGGGTTACAGTCTTATGTCAAGGAATAGTCCTCTCAGTCCATTTAGAATTAAAGGAAGACTTTACTCTGCGGGCGGTCAAAATATTCTTCAGGAATATCCTATACCGTTAAGATTCGGTGAAAAGAGTGATATCCGTCTTGACTTGACAGCAGCACAGGCCACTAAAGTATCAGCAACATTCGAACTTATTTTGGTAGATAACGCATAATGGAAAAATTCTACTATGAAAACATTCAAAAAACACCTTGAAGAATCGACCAAAGTAAAGTGGAACAAAGTTCCCGATGGTATGATTGGTCGTAAGAAGGTATATAAACACGTAACCTCGGACGGTAAGTTTGAGATTCGATTGTCGGGTATGGACTCTATGAAGATGAACAAAGACGGTAGTCAGAAAGTGATGCCTACTGTCTTTGATAAGAGTGGGAATACTCCAAGACACCCAGCTACAGCGTATAAGAATGTAGAAACTGCCAAGGCAGA